TATTCGAAGTAGGTTTCCCACATCTGAGGAGTGATAGTTTCTTCCATGGCGAGTTCTCCGGTCGAGTTAGAAGTTGAGGTCGAGTTACTGGTCGAGGTCGAGTTTTCTGCCGGCAGTCGAGTCTTTAGCCGACCGAGTCTTCTTTCGAAGTCAATTTTGCAACAATATCGAAGTGGCCGCCCATAACAAGATGAACCTTTTTATTCCTTAGCGTAATCGCGCTACTAGGCACATCTGTACCACAGCAGTCTTCGACGTCAGACACCTCAACGGGGTTGATGCTCACTGGTGTTCGAAGACGTGGTTCCATATTCCAACGAATGAACGTGACAAGTTTGAGCATTCTGAACCTCGGTTAAGCTATAGCATAGTAGCACAGATTTGGGTTCGATGCAAGTATCAACGGCGCATCGAATTCATACGTCGATGTAGGCGCGTGTCGGCGTCGCGCGTCGGGCGCCCGCCGGCCGCGCCCATTATAGGAATGGGCTCCATTTTTCAATCAAGACGTACCGACGCCTACCATCTCGAGCCTCGGCCTCGCCTCGATCTCACCTCTTCCTTTTTCTTCTGTATTTCCGTTTCTTATTGAAAATCTTCTTTCTCTTTCCAGTGGTATCGTTGTCACACTGGAAGCAGGTAATCTGATCAGCATCATCTGAGACAATATGTCCCAGATCCTTTCCACATCGCCAGCAGATAGCTGCCTTCATTTCACCTCCTATATGAACGTCTGAGTGTCATCTAGAGATAGATCGCCTTCGTGCTTGATAGCAGAAAAACGATCACACCAACCAGAAATCCATTGTCCGTACGAATAAGGTTGAACGTCCTCACTGTACGGATTGTGTTGAGTTAGCCCGCCCTTATGGGCGAGCCAACCATCGAGATAAGGAGCTGACTTCATAGTCTTTCCTTTCAGTAGGATGCGCTGTAGATTGCGGGATCGCGTTCACCTCGGACGAACGACTCTGCTTTCGCAATGACGTCGTTTTCGTCTTGAGAGACGTATTCCAGGCAATTGCTTCCCGAGTTCGGGAATGCACGGAACAAGAACCACCCGTCCCATGATCCATGTTTCCGAACGTGGGCGGCGTAGATGCCCTTTGGGAGTTGGGTGTAGTTCCAGCTACGGATGTCAGTCATTTCGCAGGCTTCCTTTCGAATCAGCGTCACTGATCTTAGCCTCTTCCTGCTCGATACGTTCTCGCAGCAAAGCTTTGACTATCCGGTCCACTGTCATGAACCAGTTGTGTGAGCCTGGCGTACGACCGTCCAGCTCGTTCTGCAGTATAAGAAGTACATTTAACATCAGACGTGCTCCAAGCCCAGGCGGAAGTGATTGTAGCGATCCCAAGTTGGGCATACCTTTTTGATCGCCTTATGGAGTTGCTTGAGATTTTTGACGCCGGCTACCGCGCAGGCGTGCTTTCGTACCCTACGGAAACGTCGTCGTTGGCCGCGGGATACGTCTTCGTAGCATTCGCTTGGGGCATGAAACGCCGACAGGTCGTCGTACATCTCACTGCAAGAGCGTTCAAATCTTAATAGAACGCTCACTGCCTTTCCTAGTTGAGCCATATCATGTACTTCCATTGCGAGCGGGATTGCTCGAACTTGCTCCATCTTTCTTACGGATGGAGCAAGGGCTTGCAATCAATCCATCCTGCAGACTTCAAACGAGCCGTCGGGCTGTTTGATAACAACCACATCGCTGTTATACAGGAGGATCAGTTCATCCCGCAGATGGGTTACTGCCATCGGCTGATGCGCCGGGTCGCCGGGATACTTCAAAATATGAGTCTCAGTTAGAGTAAACTTGTCTTGACCGAACGGACGCCAACCTCCGAATTTGTAGCGTTCGTTGAACTGCTGCGCTGCTGGACGCTCATCCTCGTTAACGAGGAAGTATGGAAGATAGGGACCAAGATGTTCGTATGTCATCAGTGGGTGTAGCAGTGTCCAGATTGGGTTACTCATAATGTAGTTCTCCATATCGAGCGAGATTGCTCGTACATGCCTCACCGAGGTGGGACATGGGCTTGCAATCACTTTGACCACACCATCATGTCGCAAAAGTCTAACCATTCCTTCGATAACAGAGTCTTTTCATCGGGCTCAGGCTCCGGAATACATGCTGTGCTTTCATAGTGAGGATCCAACCAGCTTCTTGGATAGTACTTTTTTGGTACTAACCAGAGAGTAAGGATGATTGCGAGAAAGATTATTCCTCTCATTGTATCTCCTCTGTCGTGTTGATTCACCTATTGATCCAAACTGCGTCAACAAGTTCGTCCTGGTCGATTAGGAATAAGTGTTCCAATTCACCAGGAACAACCAGGATACGCATTTTCTTCTTGTTGAACCTGCGCCATTGCGCGACGATGCGATGGGTGCCATCTATAATTTGCAACCCATCGGGATAGAAAACCCCAATTGCAGGGCGTTCTATGTCTTTCTCAGTAACGCGATCTACGTGGGACTGTTCACATCCTCCGTAAGTAAAGATATAACTGACATATTCGTCAGACATGTATATTTGAAGAGCTTTCACCGGAATATCGTTAGTGTAGATTAAATCCTTAATCTCGCGAATGTTATAGATCTTCACCACACCATTTTCTTCGTGTCGGTAAACCTCACTTACTATGCATGTGGTAACCACCGTTTCGGTAGGACTAACTTGAGTTCGCCCAACCTCCACAGGAGGAATTTCGATCGGATGCTTGTGCAGCATCGCGTCGCGATCCGCCTGAGTGACTTCTACTTCTCTGACTCGAATTCTTGGGCTCATTTACACTCCTTTCGTGTGTGCGGGCGAGGTCCGTATTTCTTTACCCATTTCTCTTTGTCGTGCCCGAGAAACAGGGCTTCGTCATACTCTACAATCACTACTTGTTCCTTCCGAGGTACTTCAGTACGCGCATTGCGTAGACGTCTTCTGCTTCCGCCCGATCCTCGCAGTAGCTTCCCATATGGAAGCCGCCGTCTTGCTCGTTGAAGAAGTGAACTGCGAAAGGACGTCTTGTGTCGGCTATCTGGCACATTACGATAGCGCCGGGCGCCTGCACGCCATCACCATTCACAGAGACATGCTTGAGTATAGTCCAACCCTGGCGTGTGGCGCGTGCGTTCATTGAGTGTGTCATTAGCGCACCACCTTGTTGAGCGTCTCGCCGCACAGATCGACATATGCAGCGGTACTGTTCGTGCTGTCGTGATAGAAAGCATCTCTGTGCGAGCGGGCTGTTCCATTCGCCAGATTGTTGTCGTACCAGTGCATAACTTCCACCTGGTTGAATTGGCAGTGCAGTCCGAGCTTGAACTCCCCACACACCATCCGGTCGATGTCGTGGAACGTAACGATACCATCGTCGTGCAGGGTAGCAACGATGCGCTGACCGTGGATAGTGTACTTCCGACCAGTATTGAATGCAATCTTCTTAGACATAGCGGATACTTCCTGTTATCGTGCGGTGTTGCACGCTCATGTGGTGTACACGACACCACATGGACTTGCATCAGGCCGCTAAGCCGAATATGTGGAGCAACCGCGCGATTTCCTTTAGTTCTTCCTCGTCTGAGGATTTACCATAGGTTGCTATGATCTTCATCAACAGCCGGCGTTGTGCTTCAGTGATTGTAACTTGCATCTTCGGATTTCCCAGCCCGTTGACTAGCGCGATCCATTCCTCCTGCGTGTTGATGTACCGACCTGCATCGTCCGACCAGTACTCGTTTGTTGAGTCAAAGATGTTACGATGCATACCATCGTGATTTGCAAGCCGGTTGCAACCCTTCAGGTTGAACTTCACGTGCGAGCAAACGCTGTTGTCCTTTGGTCCAGAGTACCAACCCATGTCAGACCTCCGTAGGTGTTAGAGTAACGGTGTACGCCGCCGGCAGATATTCGTTTTTGCGGACGTAGATCGGTTGCAGCGTAGGCTTGAATTTCTTTTCGCCCTTGTCGTCAATCTCAGCATACTCCACGACGGACTTGTGCTCTTTTACGAGCTTCATAACAACTGTGATTGTTCCGGTCATTACACGGATACCTTTTCTTTGGATTGCGCAACCGTGAAGCGCACTGCTTCGTTAACGATGCGGTATGGAACTTTTTCCGTTAGGAGTTGCTCTGCAGCGAACTTCGGAATGCTCCAGGTGGACGCCACAATGTGGACCATCCGTGCGCGATCTTCAGGGAATTTCGCTGCGTTGATCGCCCACTGAACGATGCCAGGAGCGTAGACGAGTGAATTGGAACCTAGGGAATATACTCGATTGGTGGGCTTGTTCATAGCAGGTAAGTCCTTCTGTTGGTAGAATGGTGCTGAAGGGGATTTTGTACCCCAAAAGTAATGTAGCATGGATCAGCCGGTTGATGCAAGTGTCGGGCTGCGGTGTAGCGGTGGGGAAAGTAGGGCAGGAATAGGAGGTATGTGTTGGTTACACCGGCGCAATGACAAGGGGTCACAGTTGTAGACAACTTATCATAGTTGTATGGCTGTAGCTGGGATCTAGGAGGGCATGTCGACAAGGGTAGGGAGAAGAGGGCGAATTGGGGGAATTGGGGGAATTGTTGGTATGGGGTGTTTGGGGGACAGTAAGGAAGATGGGCGAGTTTTATGGGTAGGTTCCAATTGCGAGCAATTTATTGATTTTTCCCGGTTAAGTGACTGTTTTTGCATAGAAAAAACGTAAGAGATGAGGGGGTAGAATTTTTTTTCGCTCCCCCTATAAAGGGGGTCATCAAGTGTGTAAAAGGTTGTCAAGTGGCCTCTCGTAAGATTAGTTGAAAAGTAGATGACCTCTCTCTATACTATTACTATTATTCTATATATTCTATTATATATTTATTTAATGAAAACAACCACTTAGCGGTCAAAAATCTTAATAATCATCACTAATTCCCCAATAATTTGCGAATCTTCCTCGAGTTATCTCGCTTATCTCTTACTTTTCTGTATTCTTGGTCGAGTCTATTTACCCCTAGGCCAACTTTCGCCTGAATAAAAAATCATTTGCATCCCGCAAAGTTCTATGCTACGGTACTGCATGGAGTGCGTCATCAGTCTTTCCGACGGGAGAGGCCAGTGCTCCATGAGCCTGAGACCGGTCGAGTAAGGAGCTCGAGTCCTCGAGTTACATTGGGGGCTCGAGTTCTCGGCCGAGTCTTCTGACCGAGTGATTCTTCGGCTCGAGTCTTCTGTCGGTCGAGTCTTTTCTCGATCGTCTGCGTGCTGCGCTGTCTCTCATTGTGGAAAGTTCGTTCAGGCACAAAGCCTAGGCAGGGCTATCTGCCTCTTCTGATACTGAGACCAATAGCACGGGGACATCTCCAGGACAGAGCAATCCACAGTTCCATAAGGGAACGCGAGAGCAGCGGCCGGAGGATTTCGTCCAGTGTGGCGTTCAAAGAAACTCTCACCTCGCATTTAGTGTAACGGAAGCACCAGTACCTCCAATGCTGAGACCTGTTCGACTCAGGCTTGCGAGCTAGCGCCCTTCTTTCGAAGCGCGCGCACCAAATATATACGTGCGTCGTCGTCGACCAAAAATATATATCATGTCGTCGTCTCATCCTCAAGCTTCTCGAAACTCAACCTCGGGATTTCGAGGATCTGATCTCGAGATTTTCTTGAGTTGATTTGATACGACACAGTCACGAAAAAGCGACCCCCTTTCGGGGGCCGCTTCTGGAGACGTCGTCTAACGGCGAGCTTTTCGCAGAACGGCGAGCAGCCCGACTACTGTCAGAAGGTTTGCGGCGATCGTTGTCACCGATGCAAGACCCGCGAGCGTAATCAGCTCGTTGAGGTTGCTAGCGAACACCGGTATGTGGCTCATCGGCGACCACCAATGCGAACCCGACGGTCGCAGCTTGTCGACCCAGCGTGATCCACCGCGTAGCGCAGGCCTCGCTTGGCGATAAGCTGTTCCAGGCAGGCAGCGTACTCTTTATCGGTGCGAATGACCGTCAACTCAGTAGCAGCGACGGCCGAAGCAGCGCAAGCGGCTGCGAGTAGCGCGAAAGCGCGAAGGGCGTATTGCCTCATAGAAGTAGCTCCTCTGATATGCAAAAAAGGGGACACGCGGAATGCGTGTCCCCTGAGACTAGGCGTGTTGCTTAGACGCGACCGTGATACTTGCGCCAGGCGTAGAACTCCTGCGAGGCGTTGGACACGTTCCAGTTGTTGGCGACTGCGTGATCGCGCAGGTGCTTGACAGTCGGGTGAGTACCGGCGGCGACCAGTTCGTCGCAGGCGTTCCACACCTGCCAACACTTGCCCCCGACGCGGGGGTACTTCTTGGTCTTGGCAACTGCAACGGGCGTGTCCGCAGCGACAGCAGCTTCCGCGGGCGCAGCAGCGGCTTCAACGGGCGCGACGGGGGCTTCTGCAGTGTCAACGACAGCAGCAGGGTTTTCCACCGTTTCAACAACAGCGGTGGACACTTCGGACTCCACCACAGGGGTGGCGACAGTGACGGACTGCGACTTGCGATTACGACGAGACATAGCGATAACTCCAGGTGAGATTTGACGCGCTTGCTTATGCGAGACGCGGAAGCAGCAACAACGCTGCTTCCCCCTGTATATGCGACATGCACGCCTAAGATGCAACGGCGCCTAACGCATAGCAGGTATGCACCCCCCGGGGTGAAAACCAAAACCGGAGAATCGCGTCGTCGAGGCGGCAGGTCGTTCGCACGTTTCCCGAAAAACTAATCGGTCCTCCAAACTCACGCACCGCGTTTCCCGATTTTTGATTCGGTCCTCTAAATATCTTCACCCCTAAAATTCCTCTCTTTGATTTTCACTTCTCGCGCGGCGCTAAAACTAAATCGGTCATCTACAACGACAACCCAGAAGGCTCCGTCCATGCAGACAGACCCCAACCCCAACCCCCGCTTCCTTATCTTACGTTGTCACCCACGCGACACCCTCCCCCTTTCCCTCGACCATCCTCTTCTCTATTGTCCAACTACTTCCGTTCCTATCCGTCGCGGCCCCGCACGAACTCGGTCCCATGTGGTGTTGCCTGTACTCCCTTCATTTCTCTTCTTTCCGATTCCCGATCCAAATTTAAGAGTAGACTACGTTATTCCTCGTTCCCCAAAACTCCGTCCTATGCAACGACCCCACGAACATCCCTCCCACCCCCATCTTTTCAACGGGAACAATCCCCTCCCTGACTCCATCCCTAGACAACCTCCCCACTCCTATGCCTATTGTTTCCTTTCGGAGATCTCGGTGATGATCTCTCACCATATCCACCTTCAGACTCATAACTCACATGACTTGTGTTTGGGATCGAAAGCGGAAGTCACAGCTGGCCTCTTTTGTGGTGTTGTAGGAACTGTGGTACAAATTAGGACAAATGGAGATATCTCATTGAAAGTCCAGCAACATTTGGGGTGGCAATTTTCCACTTGCATCGTCAATGCGTCTGTGTTACGCTCCCTGTAAGTGCTCTACGTGAGTCAGCCGCAAGCTTCACGTTACGGCCTTTCATACTGCTCTGCGATGCTTGGTGGACCCCTTTCACACATCGCTTGGTTTCTGGGCTCCAAAGGATCCCTCGGGATCTCTATCCCAGAGACGCGGTTAAGGTCATGAGCACTTGTAGACTTGGTCTGGATGAGATAGGATGGACCCCCTTCTTGTCCTTCTGGATCGAGTTGGAGGGGTGCCTTGGCGCCCCTCCTAGATTTGGGTACCCGTTGCGTAGGCGTTGACTGGGATTCGACCTCTAGGTTCGCCGTCTTCTACTTCAAAGACTGGGTTTGGTCCCCTGGCCAGCCCAGTCTTTTTTATGACTATATATCAGCATGGTCCAGTCCCCAACCCAATCCCCTGTTCAAGTGAATCTCACTCCGATCAATATGACTGCGGAGTTGCAGAAGGTTCACCTCGGCAACCAGCTCTCGACCGACCAACACGCTGACCTGCGCACACTTATTCTTGATGCGGCAGCGGCGATCGGGATGGATGGTTCAGGTCGTGATGGGCTTCTTGGTTACTTGAAATACGCAGCGAGCACCTTCCCGAAGCAGTACCTTCAGGTTATTGCCAAGGTCTTACCTCTCCAGATTGACAGCAAGTCCACGATCAACGTGATCGAGCATGTGAACATCGTGTCGGTCCCGTCCGATCGGTACATGCCCCCGCAGGCGTTTGATCCTCTGAAGACAATCGATGGCACCCACAGCAAGCCAGCGAATGACGTAAGCGATCTGCACCTCGATACATCTGACAATGCATCTGTCCAGACAATCGAGGATGTATTGAACAACCCCGTGCCCGTCTCGCTCCCAATTCCGTCCTGGTGATCTCCCTCAAGCAGATCCCTCCAAACCCGACACACCTGTCGAGTGGGAGGACAACGCCGTCTCCAACCTTTTTGCTTACGCGAGTCACCATCTCCTCCCTAATTGGTGTCAGACACCTGAGCATTGGACGTCCCGTCTTACTCAGTATCTGTTTACCGACTGTCCGTGTTGCCTTCTTTTCCGAGGTCTGACCCTCGGGGTTCTCTTCGGCATCCCTGTAGGTATGGTATTGACTATCCTCGTGGCGCTGGTTACCTGATAATGAGTGTCCTTGATTACCCTCAGACGCAAGGGCGCAAGTCCCAGCTCGATCTCCACCTGGGAGCGAAGTTTGTTCAGAATCTTTGGACTCCTGCTCGTCATCACGCTCTATATGGTGGCCGAGGTTCTGCTAAGTCCTGGAGCGTCGCTTCCTTTCTGACTGTGGTTGGCGGTCAGGAGATGAAGAAGATAGTGTGCGCCAGGCAATTCCAAAATTCTATCCGTGACTCCTCCAAGGCGCTTATCGAAAAGAGAATTCTTTCTCTTGGCTTTGGCGGACACTACAAGGTAACGGATCAGTATATCACTCACGTCGAAACGAAGTCCGAGTTCAGCTTCGTAGGTCTCGAGCGCAACATTGATTCGATTCGCTCGCTTGAAGGTGCAGATATCGTTTGGGTAGAAGAAGCCCGCACCATCCGAGCTAAGTCAATGGAAGTGCTGCTCCCTACGGTACGCAGCCCCGGTTCGTTCTTCATCTGGACGTGGAATCCTGAGAAGCCCTCCGATCCTGTAGATTACTATTTCAGGAACACGAAAGAGGGCCCTCCGCCGCGCTCCCTTGTGACGTTCGTTGAGTGCGCGGACAACCCTTACTTCTACCAGACGGAGCTACCTGAGGAGCGAGAGACGCTCCGAAAGGGCAATTTCGAACGGTATAAGCATGTTTGGGAAGGCGGATACGATACAGCCGCTGACTCCAAGGTCTTCCCGAACTGCACTACTGGTATCGTTCCTGTACCGCTTGATTGCCCGCCCCGGTATGGGCTGGACTTCGGCTTCGGAACGGATCCGTCGTTCATTGTCAAGCTCTACTTGATCGAGGCAATTAAGACGATCTACATCGCAGCGGAGGGTACTGGTCGTGTTCCCATGGATCAGCTTCCCACACTTATCCGCTCTGTGGTCGACTCCGACTATGATCTCGTCAAGGCAGACTCAAGCCAACCTGGAACAATTGAATTTCTTAATGCGCGGGGCTTTCCCAACATCGTCGGAGCCCAGAAGGGTCCAGGTTCCGTTAAGTCCGGCATCAACTTCATGTCGGGATACAAGATCGTCATCCATCCGCAATGCGAGCAAATGCGCGATGAGGCGCGGCTTTACTCGTTTATGACGGACAAGCTCAGTGGAAAAGTTCTACCTGGTCGCATTCCTGTGGATGCTAATAACCACGGTTGGGATTCTTCTCGCTACGCTTTAGAGGATGCTATCTCTAACCCCGCCAACGATGATGATCCCTTTGGCGGCGTAGTGAAGCTCTGGTAGATAGGAGAGTCCCTTGGGTTGCGGATGTGGTAAGTCTTTTAGTTCTGGTTCAAGCTACGCTACCGGACAACGGTATCGGAGCGGGAGCGTTTCGCATGTTCCGAATGAGCGTCCTGCGGTGAGCATCAAGAGCAAGTCGCTCCAGGCTCGAACTGGCGTCCAAGCTCAGCCCGCCTCTCCGGCTCCCGCCCCACAAGCTGCTTCTTCAGGAAGGCGCAAAGTCTAGCCACATGTGGCCTTTCAACCACCTCGTCAAGAAGCCTCCGAAGCGGGAAGCGTCCGAAGAGCCTGTCAGTCCGATCTTTACGATCGCTGGACAGCCAATTCGCTTTCTGTCCACTACGGCGGTGATGGGGGCGGAAGAGGCTCAGCGCAGCATCCCGCAGTTATATCGTGTGACGCACCTTGTTGCATCTAGCGCCCAGGCTGTTCCTTGGTTCTGTGAAGTCAACCCGTTGGTTGCCAAGAGCGAGCAGGCCAGTCCAAATCAGATCAAGGCGATCAACAGCCTTCTGATGTCTCCGAACGACAATCTTACTCCGGAGAACATGCGGTATTGGTTGACGCTCAACTTGATGCTTTATTCCCGTGTTCATTTCAAGGTAGGTGTCGGGACTGGTGGACTTCCGAATGGGATCTATCCTCTTGCCACCAAGTACATGAAGGGGCTTCCGAATTCGCGCGGTACGATCGACACCTACATTTACGGCGAGGGGACGCAGCAAGAGCAGCGGTATCCTTCGAAGCGTAAAGCATCCCCGGGTGAATCGTATGCCGCTGAGATTAGCTTTCCGAGTCTCTCTGGCTTGATTGAATACAACAAGAGTCCAGCGGCTATCGAGTCGTTGATGATTCCTTTGATGATTATCAAGTGTCTGATGCAGCGTGCGCTCGACACTGCGGACGGTCATCCAAATATTAAGTATGTGGTTACATCGGATAAGACTCTTACAAAGGCGCAGGTCGATGCGCTTAAAGAGCATCTCGAATCTGCCGGTCCCGGTGAAGAGAATAGCGGAAATGTTCTTTTCCTCTACAATACGAAGATCGAAGTTCACACGCTCGACAATAAGATGGGCGATATTCATTCGAAGATTCCCCTTGACGACATGACACGCATTATCGCAGGCGTGTTCGGTGTTCCAGTAGCTCTCCTAGGATTGAGCAATGCGGACTCTGCAAAGTATTCGAACAATTATGAACAGTCCAGACTCGCGCTATGGCAAGATACTGTGGTTCCCACTTATATATCTCCTATGGCAGCTGGTCTCACTGCGTGTCTTTGTCCGTATGGTGCTAAGATTTCCTTCGACTATGATGCTATTCCTGCGCTATGGGAAGGCCGCGCGAAGCTCGGCCAGACGCTCAGTCACGTCAACTTCCTTACTACGGACGAGAAGCGCGAGATCCTCGGCTTTGAACCGGACAAGGATCTCCCGAAACTAATTGGCTCGACTACGTCTACGCCGATCCCGACTGACGGTGATACCAAACCTGAGGGTGAAGGCGAAGACGAGGATGAGCCCGCTGATAAAGCAACCCCTCCGCTCAAGCTCGTAAACTGAGAGATAGGTCCATGACCATCAAGCATCACAAGCAGGGCGATCTGATTACCAAAGCCAACGAGAAGTACAAGTCTGGTGATCAGATCAACCTCGACCTTTCGATGGAGCTTGCAAAGACCAAGTTGGAGAACCAGCCTGAGGGGTTCTTCGCTGGCATCGCGAGTACTCCGTCCGTCGACCTTTATGGTCACAAGGTCATGAAGGGGGCTTTCGACAAGTCCATCAAGCAGAAGGGCCTGATGGGTCCTCGTGGTGTGAAGCTTCTGGTCCACCATGACTGGAGCAAACCCGCTGGTGTGATCTCGAAGCTCAAGACGGTCGGCGATAACCTCGAGATAGAAGGGCAGCTGAATCTGAACGTCTCTTATGTCAAGGATGTTCATGAAGTCGCTGTCCAGAACGGCGGTCTCAACTTCAGTGTTGGCTTCACGCTGGATGACTTCGACTACGTCGATGAGGCGAAATCCGAAGACGGAGAGTACCTGATCATCAAATCTGGCGACCTGATGGAAGTCAGTGTTGTGGTCTTCCCTGCCCAGCTTGAGGCGGAGATGACCTTCATCAAGAATCACGATACGATGTCACAGCTCGAGAAGGCTCTTGTAGCCAATGGGCTGTGTCGAGGCAGGCGCGACGCGCACAAGTTGGCGAACTACTTGAAAGCGAATTCGCATCTGTTCCTAGACAGGCAGCAACCTTCGGTTGAACAGCCTGGTGACGAGCATCCCCTGCTGGATGTACAATTGCTGCAACCAGTTCGCGATCAACTCGCCCGCATCAAAGCGATGCTCTAGAAGGAACCCCGAAATGACGAAGACCCGATTTATGGCCAGCCCCGCCATTGTGACCCGGGGCATGTACCTGAAGAAGGAAGCCCCGCTCGACAAGGCGGCGGCCGAGAAGGCACTCGAGCTGCTCACCAAGGAGCTCGGCGACATCACTGGACTGTTGACCAAGAATCGTGCCGAGACCGAGCAGCAGTACAAGGACCTTTCGACTCACTTCGGCAACGTGAAGGCCGACAACGACGAGCTGAAGGCGAAGGTCCTGAAGCACGCCGAAGACTACGCCGCTCTTGTGGCGACGCAGCAGTCTCTCACTCAGGCGCTTGACCAGGTGAAGAAGGAGCTCGATGCTCCGATCATCAAGGGCGGCAATGACCTCGTCGAGTCCGATCGCAAGGCCGGCGTCGAGTGTCAGAAGCGTGCCTTCCTCTTCAAGGGCGGTGCGGAAGACGACTTCAAGCCGGACATGAACAACCTCATCGACGCGTCCGCCTATCGTTCCGCCGTGCGCAAGATGATGGCGGTCGGCATCGAGTCGAAGTCCAAGGTCATCCGTACTCTGACGGAGATCGAGCGCAAGG